ATGCAAAGTTACATATATTATATGAATATTCATTAGTATATGGAAATGATAATAAATATATAAAAGACAATTTAAAAAATTTAGAAATAATTAATATAGAAAAGAAAAATCAATTAATAAACGAAAGAATAATTAATAATAATAAAATATTAAATATACAATATGAAAATATATGTAAAAATAAATTTCCAAATTTATTTAATTTAAACCATAAAGAAAATATATTTAATAAAGATAATTTATTTAAATTATCTAAATTAAGTAAAAAACATAAAGATATAATTATATTGGAATATAAAAAAAAAGAAAAGTCTAGATTAGAATATTTATCTAATATAAATTCTAAACCAATAGAAGTATTAAATTTATTTAGAAAAACAACTGATGAAGAATTAAAAAGAGAATTATTTAAACAGGTGATATCATATATTGACTATTTTAAAAAAAAAGATATAAAAAATGATAATTTACAATTACCAAATACTATGTTAAAATGTAAAAATTGTACATTTGATTATATATGTCCACATATATATGAATATTATTATAAATTATATTCATATGATACATATACTATTAATAATACAAAAGTAGAATATGAAATTAACCAAAAAATTATTTCAAAATATATGTCAGATGCACCAATTGATTTAATATATTATTGTAAAATATGTTCAGAAGAGTTGGGTAAATCATTTTATATTGAACAATTTCAAGAATTTGTAGATAAAGAAAGAGTTAATAAAACATCAGAATTAGATAAAATTCAAATTATGATATTAAAAAATACTTATAATATAATAGCAAAATTTATAAATTTAAACAATATTTTTATAAAAGAAAAAACATTAATATATACTATTGTTGATATGGTTCATGTTAATATTAATATTATATATGAAAATTTATTAAAATCAAAAATGTATACAGAAAATGATATAAATAATAAAATAACTCTACATATAATTATATATATATATGCATCATTATTACATATAATTATAATGAATCCAGTAATAGAATTTAAACCATATATAAAAAATAATATTATAATTAATGGTAAAAGAGAATTAATTAAAGATATAAATAAAAAAGAAAATAATAATTTATTTATAAAAAATAAATTTAAAGAAGCTTTTAATTTAATTATACAATCTCAAAATACATTAATAAATAATTTAAAATTACAGTATACAGAAATTAAACAATTATTATTACAATATTATAAAATATTATCAATTAATAAAAATATAATAATAGACATCAAACAACAAAATTATATTTTTAATAATATTTTAGATTTATTAAAAATAAGTTCAATATATGATTTAATTATATATTCAAATAATATATTTCCATTACAAAATAATCAAATTGCTAATAATAAATATGATTTTAATAATACACAATATTTATTAAATAAACAATTTATAAATACTAAAAAAATAAATAAAGATTCTTATTTATTAAATTATGATAATATATTTAGTAACATAAATATTCCACAATATTCTAACAAATATACACCAGATATAAATAATATAAAAAATTATGCAGAATATGTATATTTATCTCATTTAGCATTTTTTAAATATTATACATTAAATATTTATAGATATACTCCATTTATAAACCAACAAAATAATTATTTTGATATAAATATTACTGATATAAAAAATTATAATATATACAATGATAAAGTATTAATATATGAAAAACAATTAGTGGAAATTAATAAAAAAAATATATTAAAACCATTTAGTACACTAAAATATAATTTAACTAAAAAAAAAATTTTTAAATTTAGTATACCAAATCTAAATATCTATTATGATTTACAAGGGGTAATGCATAAATTTAATTTATATGCTATTAAAAATAAAGATAAAAAAATCAAAATATATAATCATAATGAATTAATTGAATTATTAAATGATAAACAATTATCACAAATTAATATATTATATAAAATATGTTCCATATGTAATAATATAGATAATGAGATATCAAATCTTTCTAAAAATAATATAATAAAAAATAATGAAATTATTAATAAAAGTATTATAACAAATACAAAAATTAACTCATTTTATAATTATTTCTTATTTAAATGTCCTAAAAAATTATATCATGTATTTAAAACAGAAAAATGTATATATTGTAATGTTACAAAGTTATTATTATTAAATAAAGACATAACATATTATAATGAATTTATTCATAAATTTGATTCTATTTTAAATAAAAAATTACATGAAAAAAATAAACAATTACTTAATTTAAAACAAATAACACATAATAATAATAATAAAATAAATATAAAATCATTAGAAATTGGATTGAATTTAAATGATAAATATTTAAATAACATAATAGAATTAAATAATAATTATATTGATATATTATCATCATTATTAAATATCAATAAAAAATATTTGATTAATTTAGGATTATTAGAGAAAAAAAACTATGATGATATAGATTCTATAAAAATACCAATTATAAAAGATAATGATCTAGATAATAGATATTTTAAACTATATAATTATATAAAATATATTATTGTTATGTATAATTTATATAAAAATAGTTCTAAAATATTAAAATTTGATAATTATCAATTTTCTTTATTATTAGAAAGTTTTAAGAAAAATGGATTTGATTTAAATAAATTAAATAAATTACCAATTTTTAATAATAATATTTTTAATTTAATTAATTATTATAAATTAAAAAATAAAAATAATGATTTAAATATTATTTTATTAAATTTATTATATTCACAATTAATATTCATATTAGATAATAGTAAAAAACTATCTAATGATATTAATAAAATTACTATTGAATTTATTAAATTTATTTTAAAAAATATATTACATTTTGATGAAATGACTAGTAATTTTGATTATGAAAAAATTCAAACAGTATTATATAAAAAAGATAAAAAAGGAAATGTTAGTGAAGAAGTATTAGATGGAAATATTGAAAATAATACATTTGAGGAAGATGATTATTCTAATGAAAATGATAATACACCAGAAGATGATGATTTACAAGATATATTTACATATGATAGTTTTGATTTTGATGTAGAAGATGAAGATAATTTAAAATAAAAGTATTAATAATTTAATTTTAAATTTTATTATTATAATATATATAACGTGTAATATATTTGTAATTGCTATAATAAATGTGATATATGTTATAAATATTTATTTATTATTTTTATATAATATTATAATAAATGCAATAAATGTATATTACAAAGTTATTATTATTGTAATAACATAAATATTGTAAATTATGTAATATATGTGTAAATAATTATAAATCACATACAAAAAAATATGTAATAATATATGAAGAATATTATATAGATATATATTAATTAATTATTTATATATTTATTATAAATAGAATTTATATATAATTCTAAATTTTGTAATTGACTTGTTATATTTAATGAATTATTTAATTTAATTATATATTCAAAATTATGTTTTTTATATTTTTTATGTATAGTACATAATTTTATAATAATATCATTATTATTACTATGATGTGCATAAAATATTCTTCTAACAATTATATATTTATTATATAAATAATATAATATTAATTTATTTAAATGTATTAGAAATTTTTGTTTATAATTTTTTTTTTCTTTAATACTTAGTTTATGAAAGTTTTCCATTTTATATTTTTTTATACTTTTAAATCAATTTTTTTTATTAAAATAATATTTATATTTTATAATATAGATATAGTATAATTATATTATTATGTTAAAAATAAAACCAAAAAAAATAGAATTTAATGATTATCCAGAATTTACACCAAATCTAACACCATATCAAGTTATGAAAAATGGGGCATTTGGTGGAACTTATTGGAGACCAATTTATTCATCAATTACAAAAAAGAATTATAAAAATCAACATAAAAAATATAAATGGAATTTACCAGATGAATTACTTAATTCTGAAATATGTAATAAATTAATTAATAAATATAAAGTAAAAAGTGGGACATCATTAGAATACTGGGAATCAAAAAAATGGATTACAAAGTTTGATCCTTATGGATGGTTTCAGTGGTATTGTAATTTTTATCAAGGAAGAAGAACAATAGATGACCAAAGACAAATAAATAGATGGTTAGGTATTGCTGGGCCAACTGGTAGATTTAAAAACAGGCTAATTAATAATATAAAAAAAAATAAAACTAAATATGATGATTATAATATTAGTCCAGTGATTAGACAATTATTATTACAATGGGGGTATGAATTAACTAAAGAAGATTTAAAATAATTACTCTTCTTCATTAATTGTTTGTAATTTAATACATATATCTTGTTTCATTTTTTTAATTTTTTCTTTTTTATCTTCTTCATTTAATATAAATTTTATATTTTCTTCTTCAATTTTATAAAAATCTTCATTATTTTTTGCAATATTATTTAAAATTTGTTGCCTTCTTTTTGCATAATATTCATTATCAATTTGTGATTCCATTTATAATTATTATTATTATATTATTATATTATTATATAATAATTATATATTAAATTAAAAAAAAACTAATTATTTAATATTTCTAATAAATATAATAATATTATTTGTATTTTTATATTTTTTTACTTAAATATAATGTTTTTCTGGTTTTTTTAAAAACCAAGGATTTTTACTATAATCTGCAGTTATTTCTTCATGAGGATATATATCTCGTAATGCATAAATATTATAATCATTATTATATTTATATAAATAACAATTTGGATTATATGAATGATTAACTTTTCTACCAAATTTACTAATGTTTAATATTTCATTATTTTTTATGATATTTAATATAAAATCATTTTTAAAAAAACATTTTTTAGTAAATAATCCAACACCATGTATATTAGAATTATTTACATAAAGTATATTTTCTTCATCATATTTATTATTATATTTTTTATTTTTTTGTATACATAGTAAATTTATTAAAATAATAATAATAAATAGTATTAAAATAGTAGTCATAATTACAAACTATATTAATATAAATATTTTTATATAATATAAAAATATAATAAAAAATTGATTATTTTTTAAAAAAAATATAATTATTTAGTAACTTATAAATCACTATATTTTAGTGATTTATTGTTATATATTAAATAAATATATATAATTTATATTAAAAAATATTTTTTATAAGTTATATATTATAGAATTTTAAATTTTATAATGGATAATTTAAAATATTTTGATTCTAATATTGAATATAATGAATTAAAACAACAAAATAACCTTAATACGATACTTAGTATTAAAAATAATGAAAATTCAAAAGAATATATAAAACTTACAGATTTTTTAAAGAGTTTTGAAATAACAAAACAAGATGAAAATTATAAAAATAAAATGAATATATGTAATGTATTTACAAAAAAAACATATTTTATAGATGATGATAATATTACAATTTTCATGGACTTATTAGAACAATGTAGATTAAAAAAGTTAAATTTAAATTTTACTGAATTACAACATACAGATATTGATAATAATAAAGGATCTGGTATTATGTTGGATTTTGATATATTAACAAAAAATGAAAATAGTATATTAAATTTAATAAATTATAATGATTTAATATTAAATATAATAAAAATTATAAAAAATGTAGTTGATTTAAAATTAATAAATAATAATATAAATGATGAATATGAAATAATAGAAGATACAGAATGTGAATCATTAATACAATATATAATAATTATAAAAAAAGAAAAACCTATATTAAAAGATAATTTAAATTTATATAAAGATGGATTTCACTTATTAATTCCTGGTATAAAGATTACAAGAGAAGTAAAAAAATATATAATTAAACAAATATTATTATCAAATGAAATTCAATGTTTATTTAAAGGTAATAATATTAATTTAGAACTTAAAGATATTTTTGATACTAATTCAACATCAGTACCAGTACATTTCTTTGGTAATTGTAAAACTGGAAGTATACCATATATATTAGATAATGTATATAGAGTATCATTAAATAATGATATGGTATCTAATCCTGTTAATGTTACAAATATGTTTAATGATAAAAGTGTAAACTTATGTCATGAATTTAGTATTAATTTTATTAATAAATATGGTATTATATTATCTAAAAAGTTTTATAAACCACATAAACATTTATATGATGAAATTAAACTTTATAATGAACAATATAAATTAAATGATATAGATGAAGAAATGGATGAAATTAATAATGATATAGCTATGAAAGAAGGATATATTCCAGATACAAAATATACAAAAGGTTTATTAAGATGTTTATCAATAGAAAGATTAAATGATAGAAATAAATGGAGAAATATTATTTATGCACTTTCTAATACAAGCAAGGAATTCAAATCATTAGCAAAATGGGTAAGTAAAAGAAATCCTGAAAAATGGGACCCAACATCATTTGAAAATTTATGGACAGAAGCCACAACAATAAATAAAGAAAATATAAATAAATTAACATTTAGATCATTAATATATTGGGCAAAAGAAGATAATTTTGAACAATATGAATTATTAAATAATGAATCTATAAAAGAAAAAATTAATAAAGATATACATAATAGAATTTTAGTTGGTGATTTACAACATTATCAATTTGCAAAATATTTATTTGAAATGTTTAAAGATAAATTTGTAACTGATTATGAAAATAAAGAAATACAATGGTTCGAATTTGTATTACCAACTGATAAATATATTAAGGGCCAATTATATAAATGGAGATCAGAAGAAAATAGACCAGAAAATTTAATTAATTATATGTCAACAAAATTAATATTAATATTTGATGATATTATTAATGAAATTGATTTAAGAATAGCAAATGAAGAAGAAAAAAATATTATAGATTATTTAACATTAATTAAAAAAAAAGTTATCAGTTCTGTAAAACACTTATATACAAATTCATTTAAAAATAGTATTATTAAAGAAGCTGAGACATTATTTAGAAAAAGAGGATTTATTCAATCTTTAAATAGTGATAAAGATATTATGGGTGTTGGTAATGGTGTATTAAAATTATCATCTTCTCCTGAATTAATAGAAACATTACATAGTTATCCAATATCACATTATACTAGTATTAATTATGTTCCTTATGATAAAAATAATAAATATGTAATTCAAATTATTGAAGTTATTAAATCATTATTTCCAGATGATGAAATGGATGCTTATGAATATATATTATTTTATTTAGCATCATGTTTAGATGGTAAACCAAAACAAAGCATTATATTAATTATTATTGGTGCTGGTTCTAATGGTAAATCATTCTTTCTTGAATTTATTAATTCAATATTAGGTGAATTTTATGGTACAAAAATGCCATTAACATTTTTAACCGATAAAAGAACTAAATCATCATCAGCTGATCCTAGTTTTATGAATTTAGAACATGCAAGATTAGCGCATTATTCAGAAGCAAATCCAAATGACGAATTAAATACAGCAAAAGTAAAAGAAATTACAGGCCAAGAAACTTTATCTGGTAGAAACTTATTTGAAAAACAAAAAACTTTTAGACCAGCATGTATGCATTTAGTTACAACTAATTATCATTTTGGTATTAAAACAACAGATCATGGTACATGGAGACGTATTAGAACATATAAGTTTAAAAATACATTTGTACCAAATCCTGATAAAAATAATAAATATCAGAAAAAAATAGATAATAAAGTTGAATCATATATATATGATGATAATTTAAAACAAGCATTTTTATCTGTTTTAGTTGAATATTATAAAATTCTACAAATTAAATATAATGGAAGTTTATTAAATATACCATCAAAAACTATAGATTATGAAACTAATGAATATAGAAATAATGAAGATGTTGTTAATAAATTTATTGATGAAAGGGCTGTTATATCACCTAATTATAAGGGTATGATAATTGAATCAATTGATGCATATAAAAGATGGTTTACAACTGTTATTGAATCTGATTTAAATGTTAAATTAACTCAAATTCCACATTTATTAATGAATTCTAAAATTGGTAAATATTATAAAACTGAAATTAATGGTATATATTTAACTGGAGTTAGATTTTTAGATACACCAGATGAACAATTAGAAGAAAATGAAATATATTTTAAGGTATTTGAAGTAAATAAAAAAGAAGAAGAAGAAAAAGAAAAAAATAAATTAATTACATAATTTATAAAAAATTTAAGTACTTATTTTTTTGTAATATTCATCAAATTTAGTAGATTGTATTTTTGGTATATTATGGTTAAAAAGTATATGTTTTTTGCTAGGTTTTTGTAAAAAGTATAGATCAGGTCCCATATCTAAACATGTTTGTAATTTATTTGATGTCTCATCTGATTGTAATTTACAATTTTGTAGATTTTGATTTAATATATTTTTTTCATTTACTATTATTGTTTTTTCATCTTCTACAATTTTTAGTTCTGCTTCTTTCTCTTGTATTAACTTGTTTTGTAATTCTGCTTTCTCTGCTTCTTTCTCTTGTGTTAACTTGTTTTGTAATTCTGCTTTCTCTGCTTCTTTCTCTTGTGTTAACTTGTTTTGTAATTCTGCTTTCTCTGCTTCTTTCTCTTGTGTTAACTTGTTTTGTAATTCTGCTTTCTCTGCTTCTTTCTCTT